TCATTTCCAGCCAAACCCCTCAATCAGCAAGGCGGCCAGCGCGGCGATGGCGGCGGACACTCCCAACTGCCAGGACCGGTAGCGCTCCAGGACGCCGAGCCTTAGGTCATGCTCGTCCAGGCGTTTATTCATCTGGGTTTGGTTGGTCAAAATGGCGTCCACCTTTCCCTCAAGCCGACCGAGGTGCAGGAAGAGGTTGTCGTCTTGCATCAGCGTTGGGTCTCGAAGATTTGCTCAATCTTGTAGTAATCAATCAGCATCGTTCGGCTGTTGAGGCCGACGGTTTTGAGGAGTCCGACGTACTGTCCAAACAGGTTGGTACTGCTCATCGGGACATTGGTGGATATGTTGGCAATGTAGGTGTCGTTGACGAAGAAGTAGACCGTATTGGACGACTGAATCATCTTCAGCCGATACCACGTCCCTGCCACAATATTTACCGTGCCTTGGGCATTGCTGGTCGTTCGGACTCCTCCGGCGGCGCAACAACCCGTCCAGACATTGCCCGTCTCCGTTCGGCTGTATCGGAAGTAGGCTCCATTGGCTCCTTCTCCCGTCGTGCCATCTGACAACCCAATGAACGCCACATAGTCATCCGTGGTGGTGGCCAGTGTAGGAAATTGGACTCGGGTTTCGACCACGGTGTGGTTCCGGGCGGCGTTATGAAAGAACATCGCGCTTGCGTTCTTGCGAATGGCGGCCCTACCGGTAGCCGAAGTCCCCGTGGCCAACTGGATCACCCCAGGGGCCGTGTTCAACGGACTTGCAACCTGGGTGACCGTCGCGCCAGTGCCCACAGCATCCGACAGGAAGTTTGTTTCCCCCACCGAGGTGCCAACAATCCCGGCGACAAAATCATCCAGGGAAAAATAGCCGTAGCTGGGCCGGTCTACATTGAAGGGCATCTGGGCGATGTACCATCTCCCGCTGGGTGACTGGCCGTCAGTAGTCACCATACAAGCGGTGAAGGGTGGAAGCCGATAGTCGCTGAAAGTGCCATTGATCGTTTCTGAGGCGCTAATCAGCACGTCTTGCCAGTAGCAAGGATTGACCACATAGCAATAGAACCCCACGCCAGCGGTACTAATCGACGGCAACGTCACCTGAAGTTCTGTCGTTTGGAAGCTGGGGATGTTCATATACAGCACCCGGCCCCGGTCGGCGGCGGTGAGGGTTATGTTAGTGGTGCTGGCGGTAACCGGTAAACTGCCCCAGATTTCCCCCGAAGTGGTTAGTGCGCCTCCGGTGGACGTGGTACACCCCCGCTGACCGTCCACACTGGTGAGCGTGGCCGTGTTGGCCTTGCTGGTGGTCCGCCAGTTGGTCCCGTTACAGACCAAGGTGACAGAGTTTCCGGCGGTGACGGAGATGGTCGCCGCTCCATCCACTGTTTCTGCCCCGTTGGGGTCAATGGTAATGGCCGCCCCAGTCCCACCGTGACGAACCTGGACCTCGAAACCGTTACCCAGAGTCGCGGCGGCGGTAAGCGAGATGGTGTGTCCACCCGTTCCGGTGTACTCAATCAGCTTGTTTCGGTCCGTGGCGACGATGGTATACGCGCCCGTCTTGCTATCAATCGTCCTCAGGTTCAGCGAGGCCACCGTGTTCGCCGCCTGAGTGGCAGAGTTGGCGGCGTTGCTTGCGGAAGTGTTCGCGTTGGTGGCGGATGTCGCCGCATTCCCAGCGGAGGTCGAGGCATCCTGGGCATATTTCTTGGCGCTGAACTCACCTCCGCTGACCGGACCCGTGGTTTTGTTCGCCCAGTCTTGCGCGGTCGCGGCGGAAGTGGCGGCATTGGTCGCGGACGTGGCCGCTGCATCCACATACGGCTGCAGTTGTCCCACGGTGGCGGCATCGCTTGAGGCCACACCAGGGGCCAGATTTTGAATCACTTTGCCCAGGGCATCCCAACGGTTGGTGCTGTCGATGCCCAGGCGGTTGACCAGATCGTCGTAGACCTCCTGCATCACGTAGAACACTTGGAGCGCAGACTGGTCCAAGTCCCCTTCACCCAAGAGAGAGCCATCTGCAAAGTCCACCAAGCGGGAAGCGTTGGGCGTGATGCGCTTCACCTCCACGATGACGCCATTGGGAGGCATCGAAGAGGTTTTCACCGTGGCATCCGTGGGAAAGATAACCCCCGAATCGACCACCCCGTTCACCTTCACCTGGATATGAGACTTGCTGAGGTAGGGAAAGGGTATGTTAAACGTGTCAGTGACCCCGTTGGTGGGGTACTGAATAAAGCTCAGGGCCATTCAGCTCTCCTACTGATTGATTAATTGCTGCAAGGCGTCGCTGTCAAAGCCGCCAGAATCCTGTTGCTCTCTGAATTGCTGGAGGTCGTCTTCAGTCTGGACCTGTTGGGACGCCTTCTTCTCTTCCTGGATGGCGGTAAACAGGCGGCCTTCGGGGTTGGTGAAGCCTTCCGCCTGGAGGCGGTCCATCGCGGCTTCTCGGTAGCTGGCGATAATGTCCCGTAAGGTCATCACCTTCCCGCCCATCCCATCGGTCCCATCGTTGACGGTGAACGGGTCTGAGAGGGTTTCAACGTAGTCTTTGGAGCGAATGACGCCCCGGAGGTACTCGGTTAGTGTTTTTCCTTCAAAGTCCCGCTGGTAGTAATCCTTGCCAATTTGCCCCATCAACTCGCCCAGGCGCTCGTAAGCCGTCTTGCCGTCCTTGTTCTTGAACTGGGACAAGAGGCGGCTATCGCGCTTGGAGACGGTATCCACCAGCCCGCCTTGTTGAGACAGGCGGAGAATTTCGGCATCCACGTCGTCCATATCCTGCCGGGTGAGCACCGAGAGAATCGGGGTAAGGGTCGGTTTGCCTCGGAAGTCGTACTGAACCGGGACATTCTTGGAGAGAAACGGCGTCCGGTTTCGCATGGCGTCCACCATATTGCGAACGTCCCGAAACAGCGGGTCTTCCAGCTCGCGCACGGTTTTCGAGGCGGAGGGAACAAAGCTCCCCGCCAAGTTATTGACGAAGCGCTCAGCGGACTCCAGGTCGCCGTAGGCCATCCCGGACATCAGATCCATTGTGTCGATGAGCCCGGTGAGGTATTTCTTGCTGGAGAGGTTGTTCATCACGCTGCCCAGCAATTTGGCGTATAGCTCCTGGGTGTCTCCCCGTTCGCCTGCCTGGAGGGCTTCCCCCATATCCGCCAGGACCGTGATGTAAGTCGAATACGGCTCAAAGCGGGCCATATCCAGATAGCGGAATCCGCCTTTGACGGAAGCGTCGGGAATACGTAGCGAGTAGGGCCGCCAGCCCGCTTTCTTCATCTGGTCTCGAAGCTGGGGATTAACCGGCCCCGCCCCAGTGACCAAGCCCTGAGAAACCAAGCCAAAGGCCGTGGCCAGGAACATGGAACCCGTGACCATCTCGCCGATACGCCGGGCTTGGCGCAGACCACCCGCCATCAGGTCATCGCGGACGGCTTGGTTCAAGATGGCGTTGACACCCGGCACGTGGTTGAACACGTCTTCGATGAGGTTCACCGGGGTTCGGACAAAGGGCGCGATGTTTTCCATCACGAAGCCAAAGCCGCCCTCGTCTTTCTGGGCTCGGCGCATGGCCATGCCGACTTTGCCAAAGATGGTGTCCCCGGTCATTTCCTTGGAGAAGTTGGCGTCGGTGGCATAGGCAAAGGCTTTGCGCCCGATTGCATCTTCTCGAATCAAGGCCCCGTTGTTGCTGAAATAGCGTTGGAAGCCGTCTTCCACGAACTGACTTAGTTCCGCGCTGCCTGCTTTTAACCCGTCTTTCAACCCTTCTTCGGTGAGTTGGGAATAGAGCATGGCCCGTCCGTTGAGGTTCAGGAAGAATTCATCCGCCCCATTCAACAGGGTGGAGGGCAGGTCGATGACGGCTCCGAATGTCCGTAGACCGGTACTCCAGATCATTGAGGTCAGTTTGCCGTAGTCACCCTCTTCCAGGGCTTGTTGAATCAACTCCGACGAAGCTTTGAGGTCTTCGAGAGAGGCAAACTTCAAGGCGTGGTTGGGGTCGGTGACCAGATTCTCCGCTTTCCCAAAGTCCTCAAAGACATCCAGTTGAGAGAACTGCCCATCCCGGAAGACGCCCTTGCGGCTTCGGATGGCAGACCCCGCCATACGCCACGAGTCAGCCATCGCGCCCCAGAGGCCCCGGTACAGGCTCAAGCCTTGGCGGATACTCTCTTTCCCTTCCGCCCCACGGGTGAGCGCGGTTTGAACCGCACCGCCCAGAATGTGTTCCGCTGGGGTTAGCGCCGTCTTGAACAGGTTGCTCGACACGTTGACCATCTGGGTCACCGGCCCAGAGAGCATGGCGTTAATCCGCACCCGGCTAATCGTGTCCAGAGTGAGTTGCATCAGCTTGGAGCGAGCATAGCGGTTCTTGGCGTTCTGGAGGGCTTCCGCCAGCTCCAGTGGATCCATCTGACGACTCAAAAGTTCAGCGGCATCTTTGCCAAAGGAACTACGAATCTGGCGAGCATTCAGGCTTCGGCCTAGCTCCGTCCCGACCAGGGTGTCGGCAGGGACGATTCGATGCGCGGCCTCTTGCAGTTGCCCGAGCTGCTTGTAGGCGTCGTCATCCAGGTTCTTGACCAAGGGGGCCAGCTCTTCCGCCCGGCGCACAATGGCATCCAGCACGCTGGCAATGACCACGCTCCGCACCCCGGCTTCCCGGATGGTCTTGGCATCCCGGAGAAGGGTTTGGGTCAGGCTTTCCTTGGAGACATCCAGGATGTCAGCAATGTTAGAGACCGTCTGGGTAAATTGCTTTTCAGCCTCTTCCACGGTCATCGAATGATGGACGACATCATCGTTGTCCCGAATGGCCGTCACCAGGGTTTCATAGAACTGCTGAATCCCGTCCGCGCTTTGAAAGGCGTTGTCGTCGATGTACGGGTCGAGATTAATCTTGGTGGGGTCGCCGCCCTCTTTCAGGATGCGGTTCACTTCCTTGGCGTAGTTGGTGACCTTCTCCACATCCACGCTGGGGGTCAGTTGGGCGGCCTCCTCGGGCGTGAGGACTTTCCCTTCGACCTTGGTTTCCACTTGGCTGGGATAAATGGCGTCCAGGCCATCTTCTGCCTCTTTGGCCAGGGTCTTGGCCGCTCCGGCGTCGCCCTGAGTGGCCCGAAGCCAGCGGACCCGCTTGAGCTGTTTGAGGGCTTGGAGTAACCCATCCGTGGCCACCCCCAGGCCCAAGCCTTCCACCAGATTCTTGAACCGGCCTTCGACTTCCGAATCCTCGGGCTTGGCCTGGAGGTACTCGCTCACCGGGTTCTTCAGCGCGGGGATGGACTGAACCAGGTTGGAGAGGCGTTGTTCATGGGCGTCAAAGCTGAAGAAATCGGCCAGTCCCCCTTGGACCGCCGCCCGGCCTGCCTGTAGGAGCTTGCCGCCTTTGCTTGCCCAGCCTGCCAGCTTGAGGAACTTCCCGGCCCCCACAAACCCACCAACAAAGCGGGCGATGGGCTCTAAGACCTTTCCGGTCTGGGTCTCGGCCTCATATGGCACGTATTCTTTGTCGGGTAAGTCTCCGCCGAAGCGGTTGGTGGTCCAGTCGGCGATGCCATAAATCCCCTCGATGGTTTCCCCGACGGAATTCACCGCCCCTTTGCCGATGGCTTCGGGGACACCGATGACCACATCAGCCGCTGCTTTGCCGACATCGAAGCCTTGAGGTTCCTCTTGAACCTGGACCTGCACATCGGCGGGCTCCTGTTGCGGTTCTGGTGAGGTTTGGGTGATGCCCTCCTCGTCCAGGATGGCTTGGAGTTCGGGGCTAAACTGGCCTTGGTTATTTGGATTGTCCATTGGACTTCACCCGCTTCTGAATGGCTTGAATCGCCTTCTGCTTTTGTTCTGGGCTGAGTTTGGAGCGTTGAATTTGTTGAATCATCTGCTGGGATTGTTGGGTGTTGAGTTGCTTGGGAGCCTGAGGTTTGGCGGTCTGGTGGGTCTGGGACATTTCAAATTGTTTGTCCAGGCGTGGAATCAGCCGACTCCAGATGTAGTCGTTCAGGTCATCCCGACTGGGGGAGCGCCCGGCCTTTTCTTCCTGCTGTACCCAGGCATCAATCGAGCGCCGGACTTCCGTTTCCACCTGGACCGACCGGCTTCGAATGCGGTTTTCCTTGTTGAGGCCGAACTGAATGTCGAGCTTGTAGCGGTCTTTGGCATACGTGACGGCGGTTTCGGTCAGCTCCTTCTTGAGGGTCGCCAAGCCTGAATCTCGCTTCTCCCGGTCCCGGTTGATGCTCACCGTCCGCCCGTAGTCCCGGTATTCATCCTTGGTGATGTCGCCTTTCAAGTAGGCGTCATTCACGGGCTTAATGTCCGTGCCACCGGAATAGACGTAATCGCCGACTCGGGAGGTGGACTCTCTGGAGCGTGGGATGGGGTTGAGGTTGTCTTCCTGTAACTTCCGCTGGACCTTGAGGATCTCCATGTACTCCTCGCCCATGTTCCGCTCAGGGCTGAAGAACTCCCGGCGGTAGGTAGTTAAATCCGCCCAGGGATTGCCCTGGAGGAGATCAAAGATCTCGGTCTGCTTGGCCCTGAGGAACTCATCCCGATCGCGTTTGTCGAGTGCATCTTGCCGCTGAATTTCAGAGAAGAGTTCGCTGTTAATCTTCCGCCGGGCATCGACCAGCATGTCTTTGACCTTGCCGATCTGACTCAGCGGCGCTCCGTCCTTGGTTTTGACGAAATCCGCCAGTCGCAGAATCTTGGTGTTCTTGGCTTCTTCTGCTACGGCGATGATGCTTTGCGCCAACTGGATGTTGGCCTCAGACCCGCCGATGGCTCCGAGCTGAATGGCGGTTTGCGCCTCTTTGGCCAGGGTGTCGCCCCATTGCTGGTAGTATGCGTCCCGCTCCTGATTAAAGGCCGCGATTTTCTGTTCTGGGGTGAGCCCTTTGAGCTTCTCCAGGCGGTTAAAACTCTCCATCACGGTCGAGTTCAGGCCGTCCTTGAAGGCGTTCACCTTGCCGGTGATATTGGTGCCATACGACTGCTGGGCTTTGGCGATAGTCTGCTCTTGGCGGTAGTTGATGTGCTCCTGGAGCAGAGCCGCCCGGCTTCGCTGAACCGCTGGGAGAAAGTCCTCCACGATGGCGCGGTCGGAGTAGTTACCTTGAACCACCCCAAAGGCTTTCTGGAGGCGCTCGTCAAAGAAGGTGTCAAAGTCGGCAATGTTGTCAGATTCCCGGATGGGACTGGTCGCCCACTCCGTGCGGATGGCCTGATCAAAGCCCATCGCCAGTTGGCTGGCCTGGGCCTTGTCGTAATACACCCGCACCCAGGGGTTTGCCGCCCGAAAGCCTTGAAGTTGCTGGTCAATGTCCGATCTGGCTTCAATGGACAAATTGGGATCTTGCGCCCGTTTCTCCAGGTCTTTGATAGCGGTGTTCCAGTCACTTTGGTTTTTCACCGCTAATGTCGCGGCGGTCGCCTGGGCTTGTTGTTTCTGGGCTTCAGTCAGCGTTTCTTTGCGAGCGTTCGCCTGAGCCAGATACCGTTCAATACTCGGCTGAATGGTGGCCAGCGCTTCGGCCAGTTGAATCATCCCGTTGGTCCGAGGCGGAGGCTGAACCGGCTTCATCTGAGGGGTGTAATAGGTGTCTACCGGGCGAGCCTTGGGCTCCAGCCCCGGAGGCTTCGGCAGGTCTTGGACCTGGACGCGATTGGTCATCCCTTAGCCTCCTTTCGTGAGTTTGTTGAGCTTGTACTGAGACACCGCCCCGGCGCTCTGGGTCAGGGCGCTGGTGCCAATCTGGAGCGCCGCGCCGAGCAGACTGGGGCGAGCCACGGGTTCGGGGAGATAAGGCTGAATCGATTGAACCCTCCCCTGAGCTTCGGCCCGTAACCCCTTGATGTCCTCTTTGGATTGCTGACGGCTCATCTCGACGTTTCGCATCACGCCTTGCTTGTAGAAGTCCTCTTGGCGGTAGAAGTCCGCAATCAGGTTGTCCACCGACAAGCCAGAGACCCCGGCTTCACCGGATGCCACCCGTGCGCGGGCGCGTGCCTGTAAGGCTTCTATCTGGACGGATTGCAGCTCTTGGGAGGATTTCTCCTCCTCCTGCTGTTGCCGGACGTTTACCTGCTGGGCCTGTTGCAGGTAGCTTTCTTGGGCGAGTCGCTGGTTCTCCAGGATTTGTTGATTGCGCTGCTGAACCAATGCGGACTGGTAAGCCGCCTGCTGGTTGGCCTGCTGCTGCTGGCCGACATAGCCAACGATTCCGGCCACGGTGCTGGTGACAATGGCCAAGCCACTCAACACCGCCGCCGTGGTAGCGGAAATAGGTTCACACATGGGGTTTTCGTATCCTCACAAATTCCAGAAAGGGGCGTTGCTCAGCTCCCAGGGCCGGGTGTCGGTTCACCACGGTGAAGCCGCACCACTGAATCCAGCGAACGTGGACGGCGTTGCGCTCATCCACCAAGTTAAAGAGCACGTCATACTGGGCCTGAAGCGCCTCTACCCAGCGCCGGGACTCTCGGGCCAGACGCCGGGAATGTTTGAGTAACTTGGGTGAAGCCAATAACCAGACCGTCCCCACCCGTGGCGATTGCTGAACGGTGACCACCCCAAAGAGCCCGATGGTCGCCCCGTCATCGTCTTCGATGGCCAGGGGGACATCCGAGTGACGAACCCCGTGAAGCAGAGATTCCAACGGGGCTTGCCCGGTCATCGCCCTCACTTCAGCGGCGTCTTCCGGGCGTAGGTCATCCGCCAAGGCCCGTGCATCGGCCTCGGTGGCTAGCCTTACGTGAACCATCAGACCCGCTGGCTCCGGCTGGTGTAGAACGCCTCCCACTCAGCGCTGAGGAAATTGCTAGGGAGGAAGGTGTCGTTGATAAGTTCAATCTTCACTTGGTCGTTCTTGGACTGAACAAGGAAGTTAAAAGCCCCGTCCTCCAAAGGAATCGCCCCGATAATGTTGTTCCCTGAGCCCAACACGTTGCCGGTAAATTTGTAGCGGTAAGTGTCTCGATACTTGGGCGTGACTTCGACCACAAAGAAGCCGGTCTTTTCAAAGACTACGGTCCAGGTCCGCATCTGGAGCCGCCCAGCAACGACCGGGCTTTGGCCATTGTTCTGGGTCTGTTCTCTCAAGAACTGAGAGCTGAAGACGTAGCGCATCACGTATTGCTGACCGATGAACACGTCCTCGGTGTCAAACTTTCCCTTCACCGTGACGGTATTGCCCGTCTGCTGGGTGACAGGGAGTAGAATCCCTTCCTTCATCCCAACAGTGCTATCTCGGGTCACCACCTGCATGACGCCACTCACGGCATAGGGCAGGGTCCAGGTCGTTTCATTAGTCGTGGCGTTGTAATTAACCGACACGCCAGAGGTGTTATTCTGCACGCGCCGGTCCAGGTGGGTGAGGTAGGTTGAATTGGGGTCTACCTGCCTGGGAGAGGTTTTGATCCGCTCCAGAAACACCCCGTCCGCTCTTTGGCTGACGATGTAGAGCACTGAATCAATGAAATCTATATTGAGAACGGAGCAGTCCGAGCCAAACGTCCACTGGCTCCAGGCGGATTGGAGCTTTTCATCGCCCCGCCAGTAGTATTTGTAGTTGTAAATAACGTTAGGCGTTTCGGGTGAGACCGCACACAGCAAGTCTTCGTTGGTGGCCACGGCCAGCTTAATGACATCCTTGGGGATGTACTTCGGCACGTGGGAGGTAATGTCCGCCGCATCGTTGGTTTCGTTTTGGGCAGAGACAAAGTATTCCCGGAGCTGGCTGAAATTGCCCTTGTTCACAGTAAAGAAGACGTTCTTCCCCGCACCCACGGGTTTGCAGGTCCGGGAGTTTTCAAAGACGGTTTTCTGGGTGATGGAGACCGTCTTGCTGGAGAGAATATCCCCGCCCTTCAGGACAAATTGCGTCTGGTCGGAGAAGAGGAGCAAGTCTTCGTCGAAGGGGACAGCATGGCGCAGAATGGAGACCTTGGTCGAGGAGGCCGCCACATCAATAGGGTCGGAGTCCAGGATGGTGGTGACGGTCTCCGGGAAGAAGTCAAAGTATTTCCCCGCCCGGCTGAAGATCACGTTTTCATCGCTCAGCAAGCCCAAGCGATTTTTGAAAAAGAAGATGTCGTTGATGGTCGAACCCACAAAGGACGGATTGGGAGCCGAGTTCTCATCCCCCACAACCCGCTTACCCCAGGAGAGCTGCTGGAAGTTAAAGGTTCCATCTCCCTGCCGAATCAAGGCAAAGGGCATCGTGGCCGGGTCCAGCTCCCAATTGATGTCGGGTTTGACCGTCTCCACCCACACCCCGACGCCAAAGTTGTTGGTAGCGTCGCTGGGCTGAAATTTGACGAAGTAATTGTCAAAGCTGGAGCTGGGTTCGCCGACCACTTCCACGATGAAGTCCCTGGGGGCGACCACGGGCAGATCCGTGAAGCGCTGAACCTTTTCCTTTGCGGATTTCAGCAAGTTACCCGAAGCACTGTCCTCGGTGTCCAGGCTGAAGGCGGTGCCGTCGTTCTTTTTCACCTCGACCGTCGAGCCCACTCGGGTGATGGCCCATCCGGCTCCCAGGTTGGCGGTGAGTTGCGTCGCCAGTTGCCCGGCAATGTAGTTGGTCAAGATGTTGGCCGTACCGGAGTTGTAGTTGGCCCGCTGAACGCCATCGACAAAAACCTTGTATTCACCGTTGGAGACCGCTTGGCGCACCGAGATAATCCCAGCGCTGCCGTACTTGGGCGACTTGTTAGCCGTCATAACCACGGTTTTGCCGAGGTTCACGACAAACGTGTAGTCGGCAACCGTCAGAGCGCGAAAGCTGGTCGCCGGATTGCTGGAGGTGAGGTAGGTGGTGCCGTTGGGAAAGTTCACCGTCTTGGCGTTTCCGGCCAAGTCGTACACCTTGAGGTCGCCGTTGGTGATGATGACCACATAGCGCTCAACGCTATCGCGGTTAATGGTGTGGACAAAGGCGTTCCCGACCTGGAGGCTGTTGAGCTTGGCTACGTGCTCCAGGGGTGGACGTTTCTTGAGCCCTTCGACCACCGAGGAATAAGCGTTGACCTGTTCCTCACACTGGGAGGACAGCCGAAGCGGCGCAGGCTGTTGACTCACCCCATTGATTAAATTGGGGATGGTTTCGCTGACTAAGGGCATAGCTACCGCCAGAGCGTCCGGCTCACGTCCCAGTGGTCGAAGATGGTGTAATCGCCGGAATCCCCCTCCAATTCCTTGAGGTCAGTCAGGGCTTTCTTCTCATCGTCCTCCGTGAAGCCGTGGAGAGTTTCGGACCCCACCATCCGGTCCTGGAAAATGCGGGCCGCTCGAATGGTGATAAATTGCCGGGCGACCTGGGGAAGCTCCTCAAAGGGAAGCAGGTAGATGACTTCCGCCTTGATGGATTGCTTGAACTGGAAGGTGTGGTGCTTCCGGTCATAGAGCCGGGTGCCCCGCTGGGCAACATCCACATCCGGTTCGGTATCGGCGTCCACAAAGACCATGTTGGCCGCAAGCTGGATCTGCCCGTTCACATCGGGGAGTAACGGGTAGTCGCGCTCGGTGTTGAAGTGCCAGCCGACGGACTGAACCTCTCGGGTGACCTGAGACAGAATGGTCTTGGCCTGGATGACATCCACCGTTGCCGCCCCTTCCAACGAGTTGACGGGAGCTTCGCCGATGACTGAAAGCATGACGTTGACCGCTTCCAGCTCGGTGAGCAACGGTGGTGTTCCAGGCATGGTGTTCGTCCCTCCCTATGCGTCGGTCCGCGAGATGCCGGTGTAAGCACCAGCCATCTGACAGTTCACGTTGGCCCCGGTCGCCCCGGACAGCGTGGCCCGGATGCGGGAGCCATTCTCCGGGACGACATCAATGACCTTGTAGCCCGCCGCCGTAAACGTGGTAACCGGCGTGTAGTTGGTCCCATCCACCGCAAACTCGATGGTGATAGTCCCACCGCCAAAGGTGCCAAAGGCGGAGATACCAATCCGGTCCACATCCGGCTTAGCGGCCAAGGTGGTTGCGGTGCCCGAAGCGTTCGTGGTCTGGGCTGCGAGTAATGAAATTGCCATTCGTCAGCCCTCCTATGCTTTCGCCAGCTCAATGGCGGCTTCGGGACGCAGAATCCCGTGACCCATCGCATACTTAGCGACCATCAGCGTCCCTTGGCGGCGGATGTCATACGCTGACTCCACGGCCAGATCCAGTAGCTTGACGGTGCCGATGGCCGACTTGTGCATAACCAGAGACACGGTATTGGTGAAGTCACCGTCATACGTGTTCTTGGTGCCGGATTCCGCCGCAACGTTGGTGGTGGGCAGGTTGTTGGTTTTCACCAACGTGATGTTGTCCACCTTCACCAGCTTGCCTTCGGCATAGACGCCCATGCCGCCCCAGTCCTTGTTGTAGAGCTTGGTGTACTGGGCCAGCAGGTTGTAGTGCTTGGGCTTGAGGAAGCAGTAGCGGTCCTCTTGCGGGATGTCCTTTTCGTCCATCACCTGACCGGCAGCGAAGATGCCCTGGACCAGGGTTTCCGCATCGACATCGAAGCCAGCGTTGACGAGTTTGGTGCCGCCAAAGCTGCCGGTAATGGTGGCCGCTGCCCGCGCCGCCAGAATGCCGACTTGGAGCAATTGCTTGTCGGCCTTGCGAGCCAGTGCACGGCCTTGTTCCGCTGAGTAGATGGAGCGGACATCGTAGTGGTTCATCGCCTCGTCGATGTTGGCGATAAAGGTGTCCGACACCAGCAGGTCATCGATGTTGATGATCCGCTCGGCGTGTTTGACCTTCTGGGAACCCAGAAGTTCGTTACCCGGCGTGTGGTAGGCGGCGTCCGTCTTCCAGGTCGCGGGGAACTGGGCGGATTTGCCCGAGGAGATGGTCCGCACCATGTGCTTGTCCATCATCACGTTGGTTTCGGTAAACGCTGTGAGGACTTCTCCGGCGTAGACCTTGAGAAAGAGCGCGTCGGCTGAGCCAGCCTGATTAATCTGGCCCAACCGCGACGGGGTTGCGTTGGACATATTGCCAAATCTCCGTAAATCGTGTGCGAGCGTTGGCTACGTGACCCTCTGATTAGTTGTCCGCCGCAGCGGGCCAATAGAGAAAGCGCCCCGCTGTAACACAGGGCGCTTCTGTTGGTGTGTAGCGCATCAGCCCCCTAAGTAGGGGCGCTGAGTGTTAGAATTTTTGAAATTTTGCGTAAGGAATTTGCAATGAGAATATTTATTAGCTCAACTTATGAAGATCTTAAAGAGCATCGCCAAGCTATCATTAAGTGTATTAATGCCTTGTCACATCGTGTGTCGGCGATGGAGTATTTTGGCTCTAATGAAAATAATCCATTTGAGGTCTGCCTTAGAGAGCTTCATAATTCTGACCTGTACGTTGGAATAGTGGGTTTTAGATACGGCGCTATTCATTCCGAGTATCAAAAATCCTATACCGAAGCAGAATATGATTATGCGCAAGAGATTAAAAAGCCGTGCTTAATATTTTTGGCATCTGATGATTCAAAGGGAGAGCTAATCATAAATCATGGGGAGTACCTCCTGAGCAAAGACAAGCTAAATGCATTTAGAGATAAACTTTCTAAAAAACATACGGTTTCATTTTTTCGAAATAAAGAAGAGTTATTGAATAAGTTTCTAACTACTCTTTACAACAATTACCCTCACTTGTTACCTCAGGAAGTTGCGCTGCCAAGTTTTGAAGAGTTTCAAAAGATTATTGACTCACATCCTGCACCGAGAATGGCGTATGAATTGGAAAATATAATATCAGAAGAAAAATGTTTAAATACTCTTGAGGATTCAATAGGCAGCATTTCTGAACTTTTTGAATATATAGTTGAAGACCTTGAGAAACTTCCCGAAGACTTAAAGAAAGTTTGGCGAAGTAAAGGCCACGAGATTCAGGAACTTGAAGAGATTCCCTATTATTTAAATCCATTTGAGAACAGGCTTTGGGCAGAAACTCATATTGGTTTTCATAACCATCTTTACAACTTGAAAATGCTGAAATCGATCTTGGAATATTATTACCTGTCAAGAAAACTTCAATTAGAACCAAGCAATAAAGTCTTGAATGAAAGATTTGAAATGCTGAAAAGCAGTCTCAAAGAATTATTTTCAAGCGGCTTTGCTGATTAAAATGCTAGAAGATGCTTGACCTTGCTAGCTTATTCTCCACGTCGGCACGGTAAGCTGGGTCAGACTTATACCGAGGGTCACCCATAGCAGCGACCAGCTCCGAGGTAGATCGGAACACGCCCTCTGACGGCCCGGCCTGTCCGGTGACCAGCCTCGGCTCGTTTCCTTCAGTTGAGCTGAATCGCGCATGCAACCCTTTAACCGCGAGCTTAGCTTGTTCCAGGTTGCCGCCGTTGACCGTGGCGTTGAACGCCTCAATCTCATCGGCTCCCAGGTTCTGGGCGGCCCACTGGATCATCGACGTGTAGGCGTCCTTGCCACCGACCACGCCAAAGACCTCCCCCTGATATTGAGCGATCAGGGCCTCTTGGCCCCGAATGTAGGCGTCCACATAGTCCCGGCTGATGCCAGCCTTGACCAGCTTCTCGTAGCTGTCCTCGCTAAGCTGGCCGGATTGCTCAAACTCGCTGGTGAGGTCGGTTAAATTCAGCCCGGCCTCCTCGACCAACTGTTCAACCTGAGATTTTTCCTCGGGCTTGGTCTGGTTTTTCTGGGTGAACTGCTTTTCCAGCTCGCCATACGCCTTGGCTAAGTCCTCCGGCGTCTCGAATTTCTCGGGTAACCACGTCGGACGATCTCTTTCAACCTCGGTTTGCTGGGTTTCTGAGGTTAATTCGACCTCTTGGCCGGGGGCTAGGGCTCCGGTTTCTTCGGATTTGATTTCGATACGGTCTACCATCGCTGCAATCTCCTAAAAATCGACCCGTTGGATGCCAAAGGCCATCTCAGTCACCTGGGGTTGGCGCTTATTCCCAATCTGGGAGACCAACACAGCCTCGGTGACCACAGAATTGCGGACGGAGAAGTCGTTGGCGTCTTCAATCGTGGCGACTTTGGCTTCGGCTTCGCTGGCGCGGTTCTCGGCTTCGATGCGGGCGTGCTGTTCTACCTGCAACTGGGCTTTCAATGCTTCCACGTCGGGTTCAACCGGTGGGTGGTTTTGGGCTGGCTTGGCCATTTTGCATTCCTTTCTGAATCACGCCGCCCACCTGACGCACCACTTCCGGCCCAAACTGGGCCAGCATGGCTTGTTGCTGGGCTTGCTGTTGTGCGGCTTCAATTTCTTCGCGGGTCTTGATGAGCCCCTTGGTATCGACGCCAATGGCCGCCGCTCGGCGGGCAATGTAGTCGTCCAGGTTGAGGTACTGGGCCACAATCTCCGGCCCGAGTGTGCTGGTGAGCCCCGAGATAAAGACATCCAGCTTGTTTAAATCGTGACCCCGCCCCAGGGCTTCCAGGCCGGTGATGATCATCGGCTTGACAGTATCTTTGGGGAGTGGAGGAAGCTTCTTCCCCTTCTCCATTTGATGAATTTTTCGACGGACGTAAGGGAGCTGGAACTCCTGGGCGAGTATGGAGTAAAGCCCTCCAAGGGCGTCTTCCAGCTCGCGGGCCATATAGCGGACCTCTTCCGCTGTGACCCGTTCGGCATTACGTTGGATGGAGGAGTTCAGCAGAAAAGCAAAGCTCAGTCGCTCTTCAATCCGCTGAATCTGCTCATAAGCGGTGCGAAAGTCGCCGAATTTCTCTAATTGCAGGACGGTGACATCTTCCTTGTTGCCTTCCCGGATGGCCCCGTTGGGGGCTTCAGCAAGCGTCTTGGCTCGGGTGGTGCCGTTGGGGTTCACCAGGAAGAGCACCTTGGCCGCAGCCGCCGCGCCTTCCACAATCGCCCGGCTCAAGCCCTCCAGGGACTTAAGGTCGCCCAGGTACTCTTCAACGTACCCGCGCCCGTAGTCCTCGCCATCAATGCGATTCCCCCGCAGAGGAATGAAGGGCGTTCGTTCCAGGGGATAGGTTCCCTGGGTGCCGGGAATGACCACGCCTTTCACTTCCTGGAAGACGGTCCAAAGGTTTCCCTTGCGCTTGACCCAGGTATACAGGTTGACGGTCTTCTCGGCCTTGGTGTCCTCCCGACTGGTAATCAGCTCCCGGACCTTCTCTGGCAGGGCCGCCGGGGCGACGATCTCGTGGATGACAATCTCCAGCACGTTCCCCATAGGGTCGCGGACGACCACATAGCGGTCCAGGTGGAAGACTCGCATCCCATCCGTCTGGGACATATCCATCAGGACATTCCCGGCGACCAGCAGGTGTTTGAGGATTTCAAAGACGGCCACCCGGTCGGCGGAGACTTCAATCTCCGTCATCACGGCCTGCTCCACTCGGGAGAGGGCAGTTTCAACCTCGGTTTTCAGCCCTGGGTCGGTCTGGTCTTTCAGAAACTCATCCACCCGCAGCCGAAAGAACGGGCTGTTCGGTGGAAGCAAGGCCAACAGCAGCTTGGAAGCCAGATTGTTGACGCCCCGAGCCCCAACGCCTTGATACGGCGTCTCCAACTTGGTGGTGGAGTTGTGCCCATTGGGCGGAAGCAAGCTCGGAATGGTGAACTTGGACGCCTCTCTTGCCCGGTCCAGGTAGACGAAGCGCTTAGGCTCCAGCTCCCGGTAGCGGGCCTCGGCGGTCCCGACAACGGCGCTATCCATACAGACGCCTTAGCTGGGCACGTTCAGCCCGGACCCAGGGCCGGGGATGAGTAAATCAATTCTTAGAGCGCGGGTGCCTGTCCGACGGGCGGCCTGCCAGTTGCTTTCAGTCTTCTGCTTTCTGGCCTGCTCATCGCTTTGAATCACCGGGGCCGTCGGAGTGGGTTCCGGGGGCGGGGGCGGCGGCGGGATGGGGGGAATCGCCGTTGGCTTGAGTGGCTCAATCTTCGGGACTTTCGGCTTGGAACCGCACATCTACAGGTTCTCCAATAAATTCTCTTGCTGACGCCGGGATTGTTCGTTCAAAAAGCGCACAACCCGACGCTCTCCCACGGCAATCCAGATCTCACGGTCGGTCCAGTTCAACTCCGGGGTGCGTTCCGGGAATCGGTGGTTGAGCGCTTCCAACAAGTCGGTTGGAATCAAAGGTAGTAAGTCTTCTGTCATGGTTGTTCTCCTGTTAGCGCAACCTATTTCCGGCCCGGCTTCAGAAGACCGGAAACGCTGTCCAGGCAAGGCGAACAATTAGGTTGCACTAACAGGAGAAGGCCGACACAGAGAGCTATAGTATAGGGATAGGTATATTGAGGTTACTTAAGGGAAACCCGTGATCCTCGCTGACGCGATGCTCACTGGTTAGACCCCCAAAGGTTTGGTAGAAATTTGTGAAAGGGTATACGTCCCAAAAGGGCCGCCGGATCCCCCCCTTACCCCCTTTCCTTTCCAGGTGAATTGAAGCTCACTCCTGATAAGGGTGAGGTCCGGTGTTCAAGTCACCGATGGCCCACCATTTCTTCAAAAAGTAAAGTGAGAGACGACCTCAAAAAATTACTCACTTTCAAAGCAAAAACACAGATAAAAGCCTCCCTAGTAGGGGCTTTTATTGTTTTTGAGGATGACTCAGTTTTGTGGAAGTGTACGGAAGTTTTCCGTTAAACGTCCATCCAGCGCCGTTCTTTCGGAATATCACTGAAGACATGCTGGGTGAATTTCCCCAATTCATCGTCCAAACGCCGAGCCTTTTCATCGCCCATGGCTTTATCCACATCCTGGGCCATGGCTTCCACCCAATAACCCACTGCGATTGCTAAGGCGTCCAGTCGGCCATCGCGGGCCAAGGCTTCGTATGTTACGGATTGTAGAACCCATCATTGCTTCTCGCAACAATCATTCTTGAGGCACCTTAATGGTCTAAAATATATCATCACTTTGGAGTGTTTGAACC